TTTCAATAATTTTAATTTTACGTTGAGACGAGCAGATTATGAAACATATGCTGATAGAGATATGATGATCGTGAGAGCTATAGCTAAAATTGCTTCGTCATTTGCAATGATCAATGGTACTGTTGTGCCGATTTCTAAACGAGAAGATTGGGAGTACGTTAAAATAATGTTTAGTTCTCAGACGTACGCCAATATGGCTAAAATTCCTCCGTTGTTTCATAAGAATTCTGGTACGTGTGATCAAGCCCTTCCTCATCCGGGAATTCATGTCGCGAATGGCATGAAATTGTGGGATGCGTCCATAATGTCGAAATATGGTGGAAAAATGACTGTTGAATATATGGAAGAAGTTGGAATTTTTAAAAAATCAGATATCCTGGGCACACCTGGTCGTGATTGGAATGATGCTTCGGCATTTTTGACTCAAAATTGGACAGGTTGGGACGGTGTGACAGGTAGATATCAATATGAAGGAACAGCACTTAAAAAAAATCCCTTGTCTATGAACCATCAGTTACTAGCCAACTTGTCATCCTTTAATCGTGTGTTTACTGGTGGCAGATATGGACAATACCAAAGATATACGTTGGAAAAACTCAATGGAGAAAAATTGGTAATGGGATTAAAGAAAATGGACCAACCGACAAATTCGTTTAATAAAGTAGGTCGTACTGTTGCTCCAATTCTTCAGCCGGCTCTTAAGCGAATGTATGATATGATGAATGTCACTCGTTTTTTTGGAACTGTCCCTTATGATCCGGATATGGATGTATTTTTTGGGATGCCGTTAATGTCGTCCGCGGGTTGTCGTGCCGGACCTTCCAAAATGGATCTTGTTGATGATTATGCTATGGTTCGTACAGTCAATGGAAAAAAAAAAGATCAATTGGAATACGCTAAAATGGAATATAGTCATCTTCTTGATCTTGCCAAAAGAAATGAAATGATGAAGAGGGAAACCGTTGGTTTTGTTGCAGTACAAAAATTGGAGTCGGTAAATGACTTTGATGCACATACTGCTGCTGCTAATGCAAGATTTGATTTGGACCATAATTTGCCGAAATGTGTTAATACGAAGGTAGGATCGTCCAAGTTAATTGATTCTAGAATGGTCGATGCTTTGGAAAAAGATGTTAGAGAATTAAAAAACAAATACCGTAATTACATCTTACCGTTTATCAGTGATTATGCAATTCATGCCCATGTGCAAAGCGTAAGACAAGGTTTGGAAAGAGGAGGTCAGATTCGTGTTGGTGATACATGGTGGAATGGAGGTGCATGGAGATTGATGAAATACCTTAAAGCTAATCCAAAGAAAATAGCCAAGATAATAACAAAGTATGGTGCTGAATATGCTCCGATATTTGGTGATGGTGATGTTAAAGGTCTAGATCTTGGGATAAAACGTTTTTTTTTGGAGTTGTATGTAATTACGGGCGGGAGGTATTATAAATTTGGAGATGACTTGGATGAGAGGACATATAAAATAATTGTTCGACATTGTTTAGAAGCAATTTCGGCTAGAGCTACTCATTTGTTCGGGGACGAATGGAGGGTGATTAAGGGGGCGATGCCATCAGGATCTTATATTACTAGTCATGGAGATTCTTGGATAATGATGGTAATGTTTTCCTTGTTTATTCAATCTGTTTGGGAAAAAAATCCATCCCATCGTCAAGAAATAGATCGTTGTTGCAGAAAATTGTGGATTAATATTGTAATTTACGGAGATGATCACATTTTGCGAACAATAAAGAAATTGGCGCACATAATAAGTGAAGATAATTTTGTTAATTTTCTTTATAATTTTTTT